CTAAAAGACCTCAACGACCCTTTGCGAATGTTTCTGCCTACTTCTTTGGCTTTTTCTATATCATCTCGTAGTTTAATTACTACAAAGAAACCTACATCATCTACTTCGGATTTCCATAGTCGCCCGTTAGTATCTCTATAGGAGTCTACGACTTCTCCAACTTGAACATTAGAATGATTAGTCATTACATTTCTAAACTTAGAGTCTCCCATAAATTTAGTGACTGCTTCATTAAGTGCCTTTAGTGTGATTAAGTCATTTTGCTTATCAACTATTTCTATGCTAGCATAGCCACCTATCATCAAATCGTCGCTTCTAGCCTTGAGGATGGAGAACCCATCATTTCTCGTTGCTAAGACTGCCGACGACATTTTGCTCAAATGGAAAAAATTTCCTTTTGATATATAATACACACGGTTATTTTAAACAATTAATCCTCTTTTGGAGGAAGTTTAAGACTACTAAATTTATCTTCATAGATATTCCATAAGCCTTTATCACTATCAGTATCAGCAGGTTTTTGTTCATAACCTGTCCATGCAAGCCACATTCTTTTTCCTTTAACTTCAAGCATTCTAACATGAAGTTTAGTTTCAAACTTATTACCATCTAAGAAATACTCATGGTAGCCTTCTTTTTGAACGCCTAATTTAACACTTCCACTATCTACTACTTTTCTTTTGGAGATATTCTTCGCTACAATAGCGGGGAATTTACCTGCTTTGCCAAACAATTCAAATATATCATCTTTAGAATCAAGCCTAATCATCCAATTAACGCTTTCATCCCCTAATTTCATAACTATATTGAGGTTATCATCTTCTCTAAGATATAGTTTAAACTTTCCTTGTTGGTATTTTTCGGGAGTTTTGTATTCTTTTTGTATAGTGTCCATTAATATTTTATCATTTTCAGCAAATAGTTTCTTTGTTTTAACATCAAAAGATATTCCATCTCTATTTTCCATCCAATCCTTAACCTTACTTTCTTTACTATCTAATATATCTTGATAGATTTCTTTATGGTTTTTAACTAAATAATTATGTAGTTCTTTAGGGGTCTTAGAACCCTTTTCTTTTAGGTAGTTAAATGAAGCCACAGTTAATTTAGATTGTTTAGTTTTCATTATTTCTTCTGCTTGGTGTTTCCAAACATCTAAATCTATAATAGCATTTTTAGCCATTAGATTATCTTGCTCAAATCCATAGATAGTAAATCCATCCATGTCTCCCTTAATAATTATATTAGCCTCTCCGTGAATATGGTCGCTAACTACAATGCCTTTTTCTACTTCTTCTACATTATAGTTTAATGATTTATCACTATCTTTTATTAGCATTTGTAGAGACACTAACTTATCGGGTGTTTTTGATTCAGCAATTTCATTTATCTTTGCTGAATACACTACGGGCTTTCCTTTAACTTCCTTGACTTTATCTATTGATACTCTAGCAATTTCTCCAACATCTGCTGAAACTTTAGTGTTAGTAGCACTACCAACAATAAGATAACTATTACCATCTATTGTTTCATAGCCCTTTCCTTCCTCGTCACATGGCCCTGCTCCTAATTTATAGGAGTATTTAGAGCCATTCTTTTTCTTATCGAGAACTATTAAATCTAATTCTACAAACTTCTTCCACCTAATCCACTTAGGATTTTTCTTAGTTCCTAAGTAATAAGTAGAAGTGGAGTCTTTTATTACAACGCCTTCCGCAGTAGGCATTTCCATAATAGAATCAGCATACTCTTTAACATCTTTTAGATTATCTGCTAGTCTTGTATCTTTCTTAGAAGGGAATGTTAAAGATTCACTAGAATGTATAGAGTAGTTATTGAACATAATATTCATTCTGTTTTCTAATGTATCTTCCATTAGGTTTTCTTCATTATGTCTCATAACATCAAATACATGTATTCTAGGTGTTCCTTCTTTTTTACCTGCTAAGTATTCTACTGCATCTTTTCTCTTAAGAGCATCTTCTCCATCAAATAATACTAAAGAAGCATCTAATATACAATCACCAAAATGTTTTTTCTTTAGTTCTTCTATTGCATCTTTACACTTGGTAGAAATATCTTTACCTGTATAATCGTAGGCTTTGATATTTTTATCTATCTTATGTAATTGAACTCTAAGACCATCATACTTTTCTTGCACATAGTATTCACCGGAAAAACCCTTTAGTTCATTCATGTCGTCTATTGTAAATATCCTATACATTGGTTTGTTAGGAATAATAAAATCGCTTTGTGCTTTTTCATCAGTTGATTTCTTTTCTTTTAGAATGATTTTATCATCTTCTTTTTTATCATCCTTAGCCTTAGTTTCATCTAAGTCTGTATCTATGTCTTCTAATTCAGCCCACTCTTGCTTATTATTTTTAGAAAGGAAGATTAGTTCTAGCATACTCATGGCAGCCTTTACTTTAGTCTCTACCTTTTTAGAGTCTTTACCATCACCATAATGTTCTATGATGTAAAGTGCTACATCATCTACCTCTAAGTCTAGCCCTGCTAAACCATCTGTAATATCATCGGGTTTCATATCCTTAATCGAATATGCTTCTTTAGGTAGTGCTTTATCATCTTCTCTAATGGCGTAGTGAACAAACTTAATCATAAGTTCGGGTGAATCTAATAATGCTTCCAAAACATTCCCTTTAAACTTCTTAGAAAAAGGGTCGCTAACTTGTTCGGAAGAATATCTTAGTCCTTTAATTGCCTCATATAATTTTTCAGCATTGTTTGTTGTAGGGTCGGAAACATCATTTGCTTCTAGTAAGTCCTCATCAATAAAATCCTTGAGTTCTTTTGAAAGAGCATCTGTCATTTCATATGCTTCTTTAATTTTATTTACTGCGTTTCTCCATTTAGAACCGTATTCTTTTGGGTCGGTTCTTGCTGAAAGATAAGCGACTCTCGTTCTTTCAAAGAGTCTTAGAATATCTGTGGATATTGACTTATCCTTCTCAATAAGGAGGGGCATTTAAATCACTTACTTTTTTTTTCCAATTGAGATTTCATGTGTTCAAGTAATTTAGGTGCGTGTTTGGCTATTTTTTCTGCGTATTCCACTAATTCTTCTAATTCGTGCATTCTAAACCCACTTTGTCTTTTATTCCCTTTAATAAATAGTGAATTAAACATCTTGCTATTAAAGCCTACTGTTTGCATAACATTAACTGACGGTTTGGTTATATTTCCAACAAATCTCATTTTATCGGGTTGTTGGTATAAGGGTTTATCTTGTTTTTTTAAACTTTCACCGGCTAAACCATACCCTTCTTTCTTTTGAGTTTGATTAGTAATCTTAGAAGCATCTTGCACCTTTGGCCTTTTAATCTTTTCAACTTCGGGGTCTGTATCTATTTCCAATACTTGAGTTGGCTCAATGTTCTTTCTTTGTTTTGCGCTTAGTTCTTCCTTAGCCTTTCTTGCTTTTTCAATAGCAAGGCTGATTATTTTTTCTTGTCTTGTAACTTTTTCCGGCATTATTGTCCACCTACATTTTCTACCATCTTATGAATATCTTTCCAATCCATATTTCCTACATCTGTTATTGAAGAACCTCCAATAGTTCCGTTATTCATTTTAGGTGTAGGGCTATCAACAACAACATATCCCGACTTCATTAGTAGGTTATCGTCATTATAGACTGCTTTCTCTAGAGTTTCTATCTTAGCACTAAGGGCTTTTATAATCTCAAGTAGTTCTTCATTAATTGTATTTTCTTCACTCATAATATCACTTCATATCTTCTGCTAGGACAACTCCTCCATTGTAAACAAGAACCTTATCACGGTTGTTGTTAAAAATATATCCTATTGCATATATCGCTTTTCCAAATTCTAAATCCTTTCTATCTTTTACATATACTCGCTTAGTGTATAGAGGTAAATTATCGGGTATTATCTTTTCTTTAATTATATTTTCCCAACTCATCTCTTTTCCTCCTTCTTTGGATATACTAAATCTCTTAACTGACGGTAAAGCAATTCATAGTCCTTACGAAGTTCCGTAGCCGAAGCGACTATATCTACATTCCGTTCATCCATAGACTTCATTTTCTTTGTAAGTTTCTTATCGGACTTAACCAACTCTACATCTTTTAATGCAGTAATTAATTCGCCTAACTTAGTAAAGTCTTGTCCAAAAAATTCAGTTGGTTGTGCTGATTGTAATACTTTCTTTAGACGCTTAGTTTGTTTCTTATCTAATGTGTCTAATATATTCTTCTTTACTTTTTCTTCTTTCTTTATGGTAAATTCTTTACCTTCCTCGTAGTAATCCCATGTCATTCCTCTTCATCTCCTTGTTCTTTAGGTATAGTTTGTATTTCTTCTGATTCTCTTTTCGTCTTAGGTCTAAAAGATAGTGATAATTTTTGTGATATTTTTTCTGCATTTTTTATGTTTTGTTCATGTCTTTCTTTTACTTTAGTAAGGTTCTTAACATAAGAATCGTAAATGCCTGTTAAATCATTATCGAGTATTTTTGCTAGTTCTTCTCCTATTGTTTCTTTAACTAATAGTTCTTTTAATTTAGCCCCATCCATGTTAATCATCACCTTGCTCATATCAACTACATTATTTCTACTCTTGAAAGTCTTTATTAAATCTTCAAACTCATCTTTTAATTGTTCAAGTGAAGCCTGTTCAATTTCGGATTTGCCTTTTTCTGTTTCTGTTATTTGTTTTATTTTTCCTTTATTTTGTTTAAAATAATTTAAGAAACTATTTTTAAGAGCCTCAATCAAAATATTATCGTTTTCTATTTCCATATCAAGTAGTTCTGCTACTGTATCAACATTCTTTTGCTTTGCTATAGGTTTTAAAGCACCCATGATTATTTCTCCTCCATCATCTGTTGATATGGGAATTGGAAAAACATACCTAAAATGTTTTCTAGCCATCTTTAAATCAAGTCCTTCACCACTAACATAGCCATAGTCGTCTAATTGTTTATCTAGTGCTTTCAATGCTTCTTTAGAATAGTTCTCGGCCACTTTATTAATGTCTAATTCACTTAACTCCTTTGCAGGTTCATAACTAGGGTTTTTAGTTCTATATTCTTTCTGTAATTTAATTATTAATTTTACCAAATCCTCAACTTCTCTAAAGAATGCCTTACCATCTTGTTTTTCATCTAAAGCCAAAAAGAACTCA